TCAACAGACTCGCCGTGGTAAAGGTAACATGCTCATGTGTTCCGCTGACGTTGCTTCAGCGTTGCAGATGGCTGGCATCCTTGACTACACACCGGCTCTTAACAACAACCTTAACGTTGATGACACAACGACAACTTTCGCTGGTGTTCTCAATGGTCGTTACAAAGTGTATGTTGATCCGTATGCTGCCAACGTTGCTGCAAGTCAGTACTACGTTGTTGGATATAAGGGTTCTTCGCCTTATGACGCTGGCATGTTCTACTGCCCGTATGTTCCGTTGCAAATGGTTCGTGCGGTTGGTGAGAACACGTTCCAACCGAAAATCGGGTTCAAGACTCGTTACGGAATGGCTGCTAACCCATTCGCTCAGACTGCTGGTGCAGTTGCAGCGGGTGACTCGCAGAACACCGATGCATCTATTGATGATGGTGTTAACGTTTACTATCGCCGGGTCAAAGTTACAAACCTTATGTAAAAATAAGAAACTTGACTACAAACTTGGAGGGGGGCATTTTGCTCCCCTCTTTTTTTTCTTATAAATAGATGTATGAGTGAAGGTCCAATATCAAGACAACCAGATAAGTTAGACTATGCGAGTCCGACTCAGTTTAGGTTTATTATCAATCAACTTCCTAAAGTTGAATACTTTACTACGTCTTGCAATGTACCGTCAATCAGTGTACCAAATGGAGAATTTGCAACACCGTTTAAGAATATTCCTATAATGGGTGATGTGACTGATTTTGAAGATTTTACTCTAACATTCATAGCTGATGAATATCTAGAAAATTATCTTTCAATTTACAATTGGATTACCGGCCAGGGTTTCCCCGAAAGTAGACAACAATTCGTAGATTTCAGAGATACCACATCAGAAACAAGTGACCTAAATACTGCTAGAGAAGGTAGAAAAGGTGACAGGTCAATGTATTCTGATGCAACATTGACAATTTTGAGCAATAAGAATAATCCAATTGTTGAAGTTAGATTTAAAGATATGTTTCCAATCTCACTTGGAGAACTTAGTTATGATCAAGCAGCTGACGATATAACTACTCTAAGTGTAGATGTAACTTTCAAATATCAACAATATACTATAGTAGCTTTATAATGGAGAATTAATGGACAAGTTAAGTGAGTTACAGGCGGAAGCCAAAGAAGACCTTATTATACTAGATGATGAAGACCTACACCAACAATCCTACAAAAATCAAATCATCAAACCAAAATGGTTAGACTACAAGTCTAAGTACCGCATACTTACATTCCAGTTAAAGGCTGATCACAAAAGATTGTATCGGGAGAAGTGGGAATACTATGGTGGTAAATCTGACGCAAAAATTTATGCAGCAAAACCATTTGATCTCAAAGTTTTGAAAACTGATCTTGGCGTTTACATAAATTCTGATGAGGATATTATGGAAATAGAGATGAAGATTGAATATTATGAGACAGTCGTTCAGTTTATCGAAGGTGTTATCAAATCTATCGACAATCGCAGTTGGGATATTAAACATGCACAGGATTGGAAAAAATTCTTGGCTGGTGGATTCTGATGAAAGAGTGGATTGGATATTACAAACATATTATAGATGATGCTGGATGCAAATCTTTAATGGATTACCCTTGGACTTGGATGCCATCCACATATTCAAATGGTAAGGGAGTTGTTGAGAAAAGTGAAGAAAGAGTTAAGATGGATGAGTGTTGGTGTGTCGAAGAAAATAGACCATACCCGTTACTTAAAAAATCTGTTATAGAGGTTATGAATATATACGCACAAGAAATGCAATATTTTTCCTGTATACACCATACAGACTTTAGATTAAATCGTTATGGCCCAGATGGGTTTATGTCAAAACATTGTGACAATATCCATCATTCTCATGGACAAACATATGGGTATCCTCAAGCTACGGTTTTATTTTTCTTGAATGATAATTATGAAGGTGGAGATTTTTATGTGGCTGATGTTAACTTTGGAAAACCTAAATCTGGATCAGCAATAATTTTCCCATCCAACTTTATGTTTCCACATGAAGTAACAAAAGTAACAAAAGGCGAAAGGTGGAGTATCGTATCATGGTTGATGTAAAAGTGAAGATAGATGAATATGCAGCATTTCCTACAATGCTTTATAAATTTACTGCTGATTTAGGAAGTGATGTACATGCACATATGGCATCATATATTAAGACTAAAGAAGATGTGCAGACAGAAGATGATATCTATAAAATATCTTCTTTCAGACCCTTAGTGGAAACTGTGCAACACACGGTAAAGGATATTCTAGAAAAATTAGAATATGATTATGAAAAGTTAGAGATGACAAGTATGTGGGGCAATCATTTAAAAGAGGGTCAGTCTCACCCACCTCATACACACTCAAACAATTTATGGTCTGGCGTATATTTTGTTGAAAGTTCTAAAGGTTCGGCTCCAATTCAATTTTTTGATCCTAGAGCGCAAGCACATAATATGCAACCGAAGAATAAACCTAACTGGCAAAACTCTGGTATGTTACAATTTGATGCTGAAGTTGGAACAGGTATAATTTTCCCAGCTTGGTTGATGCATTGGGTTCCATCAACAGAGGCAGATCGTGTAAGTGTTTCTTGGAACATATTGCTTCGTGGCAACTACGGTTCTCGTGAAGATTACCAGTATGCTTATATCTAAGAAAAATGAAGTCTTCATAAGACTGCAAGATGTTGAACCTTCCACCGCAGCTGAGTTAAATGATTTTTTTACATTTGAGGTGCCTGGATTCAAATATATGCCTGCCTACAAAAATAAAATGTGGGATGGTAAAATACGTCTGTATAATATTGTCACAGGCGAGATATATATGGGACTTCTTCCATACATAGAAGAGTACCTTGAAAATAATGGTGAAAATTATGAACTGGAAGACGGACTCAGAAATGAAAGAACAGTGGCCAGAAGTGTGGTGCAGGGCTTTGTACGAGGGCTCAGACCCACTCTCAATGGACGAAGAATTGAAGTTCGAGATTATCAAATTGATGCCATTGCCCATGCTATTGCCACAAATCGTTCTTTGCTCATTTCTCCTACTGCTTCGGGTAAGTCATTAGTAATATATTGTCTTGTTCGATATTATCATATGATGGGACTGAAGACTTTAATTTTAGTTCCAACCACTTCGCTTGTCGAACAAATGTACAAAGACTTTGAGGATTATGGTTGGAGTTCTGGAACATACTGTCAAAAGATATATCAGGGTCATGATAAAAAGGTAACGAAGGATGTTGTAATATCAACTTGGCAATCTATCTACAAAATGCCAAGACCATATTTTAGGCAGTTTGGGGTAGTTTTTGGGGATGAGGCTCATCTATTCAAAGCAAAATCTCTCACTGGTATTCTGACTAAACTTGACACTTGCAAGTATCGTTTTGGTTTGACAGGTACGTTAGATGGAACTCAAACTCACAGATTAGTGCTAGAAGGATTGTTTGGTAAGGCCAAATATGTTGTGACTACCAAAGAATTGATTGACAATAAAACATTATCATCATTAGAAATTAAATGTATAGTTTTAAAATATCCTGATGAGGATAGACAAATAGTAAGGGAATTCGACTATGGAGCAGAATTGGAATACATCGTCACTAAGGCTGAAAGGAATACTTTTCTATGCAATCTTGTGGGTCATTGCAATGGGAACACTTTGTGTCTTTTTCAGTTCGTAGAAAAACACGGGGAACCGCTTTATAAACTTATAAAAGATAAATACAAGGACAGGAAAGTATTTTTTGTCTATGGTGGTGTTAATACAGACACTAGAGAACAGATTAGAGAAATAGTAGAGAAAGAACATGGAGCAATCATCGTTGCCAGCTATGGCACGTTTAGCACTGGTATTAATATTAGGAATGTTAATAACATCGTGTTCGCAAGCCCCTCAAAAAGCAAAATCAGAGTGCTTCAGTCCCTTGGGCGTGGTTTGCGACTTGGAGACAAAAGCCAAAGTCTCAAAGTCTTTGACATCTCCGACGATCTCTCCATCGATTCCAAACTTAATTTTACGCTGAGACATTTTAGAGAACGTATAAATATCTATAAGGAACAAAGGTTTCAATTTAAAATAGATAGGATAAAACTATGAATGAAACAATCAGAGTCTTTAAATTCTCCAATGGCGAAAGCATCGTTGGAAGCATATTTGATAATGATGATTTGTTCGATTTTAATAAGCCACTTCAAATAAGTTTTCCACTTAAATTACATATAATATCAAAAATGACTAAAAATGGACCAGCTGAATCACTAAGTTTGACTCCGTGGGTTCATCCTATGTCAGAAGAAGAGTATATTGATATCAATGCTCAAAACGTAATTATGACAGCCCCAGCATCATCTGGTTTAATTAAATATTATAATCATTGCATAAACCAATTTGAATTTCATGAAGAACCCCATGAGGAATACATAGCAGATGCAACTGATAAAGAATTAGATGATATTGAAATTGAAGAATCTATAGAAGAATTAATGAATATCAAAACTATTCACTGAACTGACTACAAGCTTAATATACACTGTTTTTTTTGACTTGTCAATGAACTTTTAAAAAATAAAGGAGTATTGACTTTATTTACCTGTTCTGGTATTATCAACTATAGATTAAAGGAGTTCACATGGCAAAAAAGAAAAGTGTGCATTATGTTGATAATAAGAAATTTTTGGCAGCAATGTCAGAGTGGAGAGACAAGTGCAAAGAGGCTGAAGAAGAAGGTGAAATAAATCCACCCCTGACCAATTATATTGGTGAGTGTTTTCTAAAGATTGCGACACACCTATCGTATCGGCCAAATTTTATTAATTATTCATATAGGGATGAAATGATTTCTGACGGTATTCAAAACTGCTTGCAATACGCATACAATTTTGACCCAGAAAAATCAAAGAACCCTTTTGCATATTTCACTCAAATAATTTACTATGCATTTTTGCGTAGAATTCAAGCTGAGAAGAAACAAGTTCATATAAAAAATCAATCCATAGAGAAACAACATTATGAAGCCTACACTACTATGGAAGGTGATAATACAGTTTACAGTATTGATGAAACATTAATGAACAATATGCTCCCTGATGAGGATGTGTATAAACCAAAGAAAAAAGAAACTGTTAAGGCAAAAGGTCTTGAGATTTTCATGGAGACAAACGATTGAAAATAGCTCTAATTACGGATACTCATTTTGGTGCAAGGAATGATAATCTAAATTTCAATGAATATTTTTTCCAGTTTTACGAGAATCAGTTTTTCCCATATCTAAAAGAACATAACATAACCAATGTTGTTCATCTCGGCGATGTTATGGATAGAAGGAAATATGTGTCCTATCGTATTGCGAAAGATTTCCGTGAGAGGTTTATCGATAAGTTTGAAGGTATAAACTTTCACATGCTTGTCGGGAACCACGATACCTTTTATAAGAACACCAACGCTGTAAACTCATTACAGGAACTTGTGGACGGTAGATATGAAGGTATTACCGTTTATGAGAATGCAACCGAAGTAGATTTTGATGGGTGCAAGATTCTATTTGTGCCTTGGATCAATGCAGACAATACTTCCCACACAATGAAGATGTTAAAAACATCTGATGCTCAGATATGCATGGGTCATTTAGAGTTAAATGGTTTTGAGATGCAGAAGGGTATGGTTATGGATCATGGTTGGGACAGACAAGAATTCAAAAGATTTGATATGGTGATGAGTGGCCATTACCATCATAAATCAGATGACGGTCAAGTGTTCTATCTTGGTACGCCATATGAAATTTATTGGAATGATTGGAATGATCCGAAGGGGTTTCATGTGTTTGATACAGAGAAGAGAGAGCTAGAACGCATTGTAAACCCTCTTAGTATCTACTCTAAGATTTTCTATGATGACAGTCAAGATATCAATTTTGATATATCATCATACAAAGATAAGTATG